CGAGGCGGCCCCGGATTGGCCCACGCTCTACGATATGTTCGACGAGGCCAGCATCGAACCGCGCCGCTGGATATACGCCCACCACTATCTGAGATCCTTCGTCAGCGTGCTGGCATCGGCAGGCGGAATCGGCAAGACCAGCCTCCAGATCGTCGAGGCGCTGGCCATCGTGACAGGCCGCCCGCTGCTGGGCGAGGAGGTGAAAGAGCGCACCAACGTGTGGATCGTCAACCTTGAAGACCCGCTCGAAGAGATCCAGCGCCGCGTTCTCGCTGCAATGCGGCATTACGGCATCAAGCCCGCCGAGGTCGAGGGCCGCCTGTTCGTCAACGCGGGCCGGGACTTCAGCCTCAAGTTCGGCATCCAGACCCGCGAAGGCGTCCTGCCCAATACCAAGCTGGTCGAATACCTGTGCGCCAAGATCCCCGAAAAGCAGATCGGCTGCGTCTTCATCGATCCCTTCGTCGGCGCCCACAACATCAACGAGAACGACAACATGGCGGTGAACGCCATTGTGGCGGAAATAAGGCGCGTGGCTGACGAGACGAAATCAGCCATCGGCCTGGTCCACCACATCCGCAAAGGCAACGGAGAGGATGCCAGCATCGACAGCGTGCGTGGCGCAGGCAGCCTGATCGGGGCGGCACGGGCTGCGCGGGTGGTCAACCGCATGTCACCAGATGATGCCAGCAAACTGGGCATCGACGAGAACGAGGCGCGCAGCATCTTCCGGGTGGACGACGGCAAGGCCAACCTGGCCCCGCCAGCAGCAGCCGCTGTCTACCGCAAGATGGAAGGCGTCAAGATCGACAACGGTGAGTGGATCGGTGTCTGCGTCCCGTACACGCTGCCAGACGCCTTTGACGGCGTCAGCGGAAAGGATGCCAAGGCCGTGCAGCGCCTCGTTGCAGACGCTCACACAGACGGCGAGCCGCTGCGCGAAAGTTCGCAGTCTCCAAAATGGGTAGGCGTGCCTGTCGCCGATCTGCTTGGCATCGACATCACAGAGAAGAAAGGACGGGCCAAGGTCTCGTCAATTATCAAGACATGGATGCGGACAAATGTGCTGGCCACCGAGAAGGTCTTCGACAAAAAGAAGGGCCGAGAGACTAGCGTCATCATCGTCGGAGAGTGGATCAATGGCGATGAAATTTGACATATTCAATCTTCCCCACCTCGCACTTTTCAGGTGGGGAAAGGTGGGGAAAGGTGGGGAAAAACACCCTCCCCACCCCACCCATCCCCCTTTAGGGGGTGGTGGTGGTGGGGTGATGCAAGGAGACTGCCTCTAGGTGGGGTGGGGAGTGGGGAAACCAAAGGAGCAATACGATGGCACAGAGACCAACACGCCAGAAGAAAGACGACCGCATCCTGCACAAAGGAGCGACGGCAAATGAGATCAAAGCGGACCTGTCGCTGGCACCCTTCGACAAGGCAGTGCGCGAGATGGACAAACGCTGGGGCATCGACCGCCTGCCCGAACTCGTCTCGGTCGAAAGCGCCGCAAAGTGGGGTAAGGCGATGGCTGGCCTGAACGCCGCCATAGACGCGCAAGATCCCGACAAGGTGAAATTCTGGGTCGAGATCTGTCTGCGCGGGCTGACCGCAATGGACGCCGAAGCCGTCAGCCTCGGTCGGCCCGTTTCCGATCCGATGATCTGGGAACACGAATACGAGGGCCAGGTCTACGGCATCATCGAGGATGGCAGGGAATGGCCGGCAGCCTACGCCAAGCGGCCCGGCATCGCGATCCACACCATGCGCGAGGTGGCTGTCGCCCTGCACGAACACCGTAACGGGCTGGTGAACGCGGTGAAACTGGCATTCCCCGGCGCAGAGGTGAAGGCGGTCAGACGCGCGCCGCAGGATCTGGAAGACGAAATTGATTTCGGGGATGTCATCGAATGAGCAGCACGATCTACATCACCGGCGAGACGAAGCCGGATGCCCTCTACCACGCGCTGGCCGAGGCGCAGAAGGGCGACCGCATAGTCTACCACATCGGACAGTTCTGCGGCGGCCTGCATCGCCACGCGGCTGCCAGAGCCGAGACCGACAAGCTGGTCTTCCTCTTCTGCAAGCGCGAGGGCGTCGGACAGTTTGCATATTTGGCGGTGAAGCGTTAGAATGCGCCGAGCGACCGGGCCGCACTGCCCGAGATGAGGTGGAAAACATGACGGCGAACAAAGAATTTCCGAACTATAAAACCGCCTCAGTGGCCGACCTGATCCCATACGCCCGCAACAGCCGCACGCATTCGCCGCAGCAGGTGGACAAGATCGCCGCCAGCATCCGCGAGTTTGGCTTTCTAAACCCCATCATCGTGGACGGCCAGAACGGCATCGTCGCAGGCCACGGTCGCGTCATGGCAGCCCAGAAGCTGGGCCTGGCCACGCTGCCCGTCATCGAGGCCGCGCACCTCACCGAGGCGCAAAAGCGCGCCTATGTCATCGCAGACAACCGCCTTGCGCTGGATGCCGGCTGGGACAACGATATGCTGAAGATTGAATTGCAGGATCTGGACGCCGAGGGCTTTGACCTGAGCCTGACAGGCTTCAATCCCGACGAGATCGGTAACTTCTTGGCCGAGCCAACCGAGGGCCTCACCGACGAGGACGCGGTGCCAGATGTGCCTGCGGTGCCTGTCACGGTCGAGGGCGACGTGTGGCTGCTTGGGCGGCATCGCCTGATGTGCGGGGATAGCACCAGCATTGACGCCGTGGACAAGCTGATGGCGGGCCGGAAGGCTGATATGGTGTTCACTGATCCGCCGTATGGAATTGCCTACAGCAGCGACAAATTCGCGGGAAACAAGGCTGGCGTGACAAACAAGCGCAACAAGGCAGAAATGATTATTGGTGATGGTGATGATTTTGACCCGTCGTTTCTTGTGCAGATGTTTAAGAGCGCAAAGGAAATGTTTGTCTGGGGGTATCAGTATTATCCAGACAAACTAGGGCGCGGAGGCATAATCGTCTGGAACAAAAAGCGTGAGACTGAAGCAGCGAACCCGCACGGTGACTTTGAGCTTTGTTGGTCGCGCAAAGAGCGCAACAAGATGTGCTGGCTTCAATGGGGCGGCTTCAAGAATAAGGAAAAGGGCGAGGACCGCCTGCATACGACACAAAAGCCTGTCGCCTTGGCTTTGTGGTTCTTTGAAAATTGGGGCAGCGGATTGACCTGCGTGGTTGACCTATTTGGCGGCTCTGGCTCCACGCTGATCGCCTGCGAAAAGACAGCCCGCGACTGCCGCATGATGGAACTTGACCCGAAATACTGCGACGTGATCGTCAAGCGCTGGCAGGACTTCACCGGGCAAGAGGCAACGCTGGAAGCGACGGGCGAGACGTTTAACGCGCTGGCAAGTAAGAGGATCGCAGCATGAGCCGGAACCCGCACGAACCATCAAAGGAAAGCCGCCAGCTTGTCCAGCTTCATGCGACCATCGGCACGCCTCAAGCCGTCATTGCCGACATCCTCGGCATCGACGGCAAGACGCTGACCAAATACTACCGCGAGGAATTGGACCAAGCCCGCGCCCGTGCTAACGCATCGGTCGGCGGTGCGCTGTTCAACAAAGCCACCAAGGGCGACACCGCCGCCATGATCTTCTGGATGAAGACACGGGCAGGCTGGCGTGAGAAGCATGAGATTGAACACTCCGGCCCGGACGGCGGCGCCATCCCGGTCGAAATCAAGCGAACCATCATCGATCCGAAGGGCTAAGGCATGGCGATTTTCGATCTTCCATCAGACGCGCGGCCAGAGCGTGACACGCCTGTAGGCCAGGACGAACTTGGACGCATGATCTATCGGACTGCGTCTGGTCGGCAGTACGCGATGCCTGAGAGACCGAAGCCCGTGATGATGCCGCGCGGTCCGATGCAAGGACCGCAGGCTTACGCATCGCCCCAGCGCATGGCCGAGATGAGCGCATACGCATCGGATCTGCGCGGCATGCAGGGTTCGTACAGCCCGCAGGACATCGCGGCGGCTGGGTACAGCCCGATGGAAGTTGCAGCGTTTTCGACCGCTGGCCAGCCTGCCATGCCGTTCTCGCAGCAGATGGATCGGGATCGGCAGCGTGCGCCGGCAGACGTTCTGCAAGCGCCAGACTACACCATGCGCCAAGAAGCTACCTACAGGCTGCAAGACGCGCTGATGCAGCAAGGCGGCATGGATGCATATGAAGCCGGGAAGTATGCCCGCCGTGTGATGGGTGACCCCA